GGGCAGTCCCTTCCTAGTTTACTGTTCCCCTTACAGTACTGTACCAGACACCAGTCTGTGTCTGCTCAGTTCTCTTTTACCATTTAGGATGAAGAAGGGGTAGTCTCAGTACTGGTCTATTCTCTTCTCTTTTAGGGGAGGGCCGCTGGGCCCTCCATCCTAGTCTGCTGTTCCAGTTACAGTACTGTAAGGATCTCAGTACTGTGTCTGCTCAGCTCTCTTATTAGGGGGAGGCTCTAAGCCTCCCATCATAGTCTTTGTCTAGACCAGAACCACCCTGTCCATTCCCTTCCTACTGGGTAATCTCAGTACTGTAAGGATCTCAGAGACTGTACTACTATAGTCTCGTGTTGCTCCTGATTCCGGCAACAAATAGTTCAAAATAGTTTAGGGTACAGAGAGGGACTGCCCAACAGTCCCTCACAGGGCTCAGAAAAAAAGATCAGGTTTCTTCTCTGGCTGCTTGACATCTTGCCAGCCCGGCAGTATATTGAAAGAAGAAGGGAGGCGATGCTTCTAACATCCCTCCCTCGTGACCAAGAACCTATACACCAGGCCCTCAATATGAAGACTATACACCAGACCTCACCAGAATACAAGCAGCTAGCACAGTATCTTTACTACAACCTCAACAAAGATTTCAAACAGTTCTATCGTAGCACCAGTTCAACCAACAGCAAAGCCAACGCTGCTGCTGTCTCTAACAACATCAACCTTCCTGCTGAGGAGCTAGAGGATCGCAAGGTATCCTTCATTGCCTATGTCCTCCCAGAGCTAGTAGAGAAGGGAGCCACCCTGGCTTCCTACAAGAGAAGCCGGCAGACTATCATCAACAGCTACCGCAATATGATGATAGACATGTGGCGTAGAGAGCAGACTGAGCGTAAGCACATAGTACACCTAGAGAACATCTATTCAGAAGACGGAGAAGACATGACCCCAAGCAACAACATCGCAGATACCACCGAGCCTTATGATGGTTCTATCGACAAGCTCTGGGCCAACTGGGCACAGTTTGTTGTGACCCTCTCACCCAAGGACAAGCAGCTAACCCTCTCTCTCCTAGGCCATACCTCAGCCATGCTGTCAAAGCAGCTTGGTATCCCCGAACGTACAGTACGTTATCAGGTAGAGAAACTACGGGCTTCCTTCCAGACCTTCTGCCTAAATAACAAATAGTTTGAAGAAGCCCTTGACCTTCTCAGGGGCGGACCTAAATTGAAACTACCTAGGCAGGAAAGCCTAGACAACAACACAGAGAGAACAATGACAAACAAGACCCCAGCAGCACTAACCCCTCAGCAGATCTCCAAGAAGGAGAAGGCCCTAGTAGACACCTTCGCCAAGCTATCTCGTCAGCTAGAGGCAGCCCTCGATAGCGATGATATGAGCCTCGTAATACAGGCCAGCGTAATCAACGTCATGATGAAGGGGCTTAGCTCCAAGATCGACAAAGAGATCTACATTGCCTACGTCCAAGACAACATCATGGAGCGCAACTAAATGACCCCCTTTCATGACCTCGCGAATCATCCCCTAGCACTACCAATCTTATTCGTAATCCTACCTGGTTTCTTCTACTACACCGGAGGCTGTGCATCTCTAGCTATCTTCTTCATGGTAGCTATAAGCATACTAGGTCCAATAGCAAAAATCCTCTCCGACAACTAACTACCCTTCACAACTGATACAGAAAGGCCCGGCTAACACCGGGCCTTTTGCTTTTATCTAGAGCATTCTTTTCGCAGAGCATTGAGCCTATTCATCCATCCCTTAAGGAAGACACCCATCCTGGGCTTAGCAGCTATGATCTTCATATAGAATTCCTCACGCAGATCGTTGAGGTCTTCGCATAGTCCATTAACGTCCTCTATGGCGTCTAGGGCAGCTTGTGTCTTAGGTCCCCATATCCCATCATCATTCACACATAGAATGCGCTGAAGAGATTTTATCGCTCTTGTAGGGCCACTGTTCACAGCGAAATCAAACATAGCAGTAGAGAGAGGAAGAGGTTGCTTATCACAGGCAGCGGCTAACCAGTACCGTGTGTAGTAGATCGCGCGGATCTCACCAGCCTCAATCTCCTCTACAGTCCTAATAGGTAATCCTCTTGCTTCACGCCAAGAATCATAGGTACGTTGTGTGACACCACACATAGTAGCTCCACCCGGATCTAGGATATGATTGCTCCACCCGCCTTCCCAGCGCAGGGAAAAGGATAGTGCTATTGCAAACGGTGTTGCTTTGGTCATAAATTCTCCTCAAAATAAATACACGAAATCGTAAGGTTTCCTATGGTATTGGACATAGGTAGCTTGACAGAATAAGCTCTCATTTATTATAATATCTGTAATAACCCAAGAGGGATTTATGGATAGTGATATAAATGCAATGGATGTTCTCCTGCTCATAGAGGAGCTTACTGTTCAACTGAATCAGGTTAATGATGAGATAGCTCGGTTCCCTAGGAGCGACGAGCTTATGTTCCCCAGCTACCTACAGTTGAAGAGCATAGCCCTTAGTACAAGAATCCGACTGCACCAGCAGGAGGCTTTGTTAGCCATGCTTATCAATGGTCAGACTAAGGTAGAGCCCTAATGCGGGCCACCTATGTACCCAATAGTTTCTCAGAAGAGAATGCTAAGCACGACAAAGCAATCAAGGCTTTGAAGAAATACTACGAAGGCAAGATACTATTCAAGGAATTACCTGGTAAGAATGATGAGGGATGTGATCTCCTTATGAAGCAGGGTAACGAGATTCTTGGTGTTGAGATCAAGACCTTGGCCGGGTGCTCCCGAACGGGCACCCCCTACAGCACATTCATTGTAGAGACCTTTACTGACTACGAGAAGAAATACCTGAGCGGCTGGCGTGCAGCATCAAACCTCAGCACAATAATCTTCTTCAACCTTCACACAAAGAGAGCTTATATCTATGATGCTACCACCTTACGATCTTATGTTGAGGAGCATCTTCATCTGGAGCAACCTTCCGGAACCTCGACTGGTCAATACAATAAAGCTAATAAGAATTGCAGTTGGGGAATCAAGATTCACTGGGCTTGCAAAGAAGCTGGGCTCATCAAAGAGATAGACCTTAAGGACTACCTATGATTCTTCTGAACACGCCCTTCACTGTGACTAGGAAGGGGCGCGCAACCTACATCTCCTATCAGATGTGGCCCATCTGTTCTCTAACTGTAAAAGGTAAAGAAGCTACCCTATATAACCTAGCCAGCATGACACCCAATCTCAGACTATACATTCACCATCTAAAACACTATCTTGCTCTCGAAGGCTTCTCAACCACAGTGAAGGAGAACTAATCATGTTTCGCCGCGACCCATACTACAAAGACCTTACTACCATTAGAGACGAGAACGGGAAGATTCTCCCCAAGGAGATAGAAACACCAGATAGTGTACTGTTCGTTTACAATGAATGGTACTGGGATGACCTACTAGGCCCATCAGAATCACCAGAGGATGCTATCATAGCAGCCATAGACGGAGAAAGGGAGAAGGAGAAATATGCTATCGAAGGTGTCACCTTCAAGCCCTTTGAGGTACACACAGTTGCGAAGGAGGTTCTCAATGAGATTGAATATGATGTCTTCTATGAACACTACGTCAATGGTCTAGCCTACCGAAAGCTAGGAAAGAAATGGAAGAAAGCGCATACGGTAATCTTTGCCATCTACAAAGACAGTATAGCCAAGATCCGTAATCACCTTATGGAACACTATAAGGAATAACGACTAACAGCACCTATAGAAAACACTACCCGCGAGGACTGTTACTATGGCTGCGAAGAACAACTGGAAAGACATACTACCCAAGGCACCTGAACGGGAACCAAAACCGCTCACTGCCATATCAGCGGCTATCGCTAACAAGGACATGGACGGCACGCTCCATGCCCTGCTTAAGCTCTACCTACATGAAGCTCAGTATACTGACACAGGTACTAGAGATATGCGGGAGCTTCTCCGGGACCTGTCTAGATTGGCCCTTGAAATCAAGAAAGCCACACCAGCTACAGATGATGAGAAGCAGGCCATGCTAAGAGAGCTGATGCAGTACATAGAAGGTAACAGTGAAGGCTCTTAATCTAACAGACCCATACTGGTTTCTCAGTAGGCTATGGATATCAGACAAGAAGGGTAAGCTCATTCGTCTAGTGTTAAACGATGAGCAGAAGGCTGTCATAGCTGAGCTAGAGGCTGGGCGCAACCTAGTTATAGCCAAAGCAAGACAGCTTGGTATCTCTACTATAGTAACAGCATACCTGTTCTGGAAAACCTACATAGCAGTAGACCCAATCTCAGCAGTATCTATCCTACACAAACAGGATAGTGCTAACGAGATCTTCCTCAAATATGAGACCTTCCAGAATACCTTGCCCAAGGTTCTTCAGAAGAACCTATTGAAGAAGACTACCAGTACCCTGAGGTTCTCTACTGGGTCTTCTATCCTAGCTACTACTGCCGGAGGCCATGGTGGCCTCCGTTCCTATACACTGAATATAGCCCACATATCTGAGCTATGCTTCTACCAAGATCCTGATGAGCTATTAGCCACTGTTCTTTCTGCTTTGAACGGCAACCAGATTATCATTGAATCTACTGCTAAGATGTATGGCGATCCGGTCCATCGTCTTGTTGACAAGATCCAGCGCGGCGAACTACAAGGAGACTGGAAGCTTCTCTTCTTCCCATGGCACGAGCACAAAGCCTATGCTCTTGACCTAGATGGTATATTCACACCAACTACAGAAGAAGCAGCACTAGCAGTACAATACAGCCTAAGCAATGAACAGCTATACTGGCGGCGTCTTAAGATACAAGAGATGGGTATCTCCAAATTCAAAACAGAATACCCAGCATGTCTAGAAGACATCTTCTCTCAGAAGGGAGATGCTTACTATACTGACAATGACCTGGACCTCATAGAGCCATTCCTCCTACCAGCTAACCAAGAGCTTACATACATAGAGCCTCCTAATCCTCAGAAGAGATATGCTCTCGGTGTGGACGTAGCTTCTGGAGCAGGCAGAGACTATAGCGTAATCGTCGTCCTCGAAAGGACGACTAGCAATCCAGTATGTATATTCAGGTCTAATGAGATCACACCTATCAACCTCGCGCGGAAGATACAACACCTGTCTACCGAATACAATAATGCCAAGGCTCTTATAGAATCAAACAACTGGGGACTACCAGTATTGAATGAACTGAGGAACCTAGGCTTCTCTAACCTATGGAAAGATCCTCAGGGTCAAGACTGGACCACTACCAGTAAATCCAAACTAGTCTTACACGAAGAGCTTAAAGAAGCTATCCGTAAAGGTATCATCAGTTCTCTTGATAACATCACACTGACAGAACTAAGAGAGCTAGCCCTCAACAAGAATGGACTAGCACCAGAATCAGTACGTGGATTGTCAGGTCATAGTGATCAGGTGATAGCCTTAGGTCTAGCCTTCCAATGTCTCAAAACTGTAGAACGTCCGATGACCGCGGTCGAGAAATTTATGAAACAGCAGCAGACCTCTTCTGTCCGGAAGAGGCTTAACCTACATAGTACAATGCTACCGAGGTCTTACTAACATGAAGACATGCGCTAAATGTAAAGAAGAGAAATCTCTTGAGATGTTCAGTAAGGACAAGAGCAGGAAGGATGGCTTACAGCGTTGTTGCAAGGCGTGTATGTCTAATATAACTAAAGCCTGGCAGCAGGCAAATCCCGATAAAGCTTTAGCTCATACTGTGGCTTGGCAGAAAGCTAATCAAGACAAGGTTACTGCTACTAAAAGAGATTGGTATCAAGCTAATACCGAGAAGGCGAAGGCCGATGTAAAAGCCTGGAAGCAGAACAATCGAGACAAGATGGCAGCACAAAGCAAGGCTTACCTCCAGCGCCTAAACCTTGTCAACACTAAGATATCCAGACGGACACTAGCTGCTTGGGCTGCTCAGGTTAAAGCTCTTAATCCCCGTTGTGATTGGTGTCTCTGTGTTGACGATCTTGAAGCTCACCACATTCTACCCAAGGCTATGTACCCAGAACTGGCACTAGATATTTCCAATGGCCAGACCTTGTGTATAAAGCATCACGATGAAATCCATAGTCTAAATCTACATAGCACAGTTCTTCCTAGAGGGTTCTAAATATGTCAATAGCTCAACGTAACTACCCATCCCTAATCAGGCCGATCGTAGCCAGTCACAATCGATACTGGGAGGAAGCTCGCCCAACTATGGAGAAATACCGAGATGTCTATGGCATTGATTTCTACCGTGGTGATAACAAGAGAGATGATCTTGCTATTCAGGTAGCAGATGCTAACAGCTTCATTGAAGGTTACATCGCATCCCTCTTTAGTAAAGCACCATCGGTTCGTATCGGTGAAGATGTCAAAGCCTCTGGTGGTAATGAAGAGGTAGCCGAAGCTATCGTAAACAGATTCCTCCTCAACCAGCAGGAGACTATCACCAACGCTGCTCGTCTTGCTCTCATCTACCCAATGGCCTTCCTTAAGATCATCTGCTCTAGAGCTAATGATGATGAGGTCTTGAACAAATTCTCCATTGCAGCTATCAAGCCGTGGGACATTCTCCTAGATATGACAGCACCTGATTGGGATAGTCAGCGTTGGGTCGGGCACATAACCTCCATGCCTGTTAACATTGCTAATGAGAAATATGGGAAGAAGGACTGGAAGCCAGCGCCTCTTAAGGACTATTTCTCTGACACTAAGCTATCTACCTATGAGGTAAAGGACCTCCCTGATGAATTCCTTTACGTACAGGTTATCGAATTCTATGACCTCATCAACAACAAGCTAGTCTTCTGGTCCCCTAACTGGAAGAACGGTGATGCACCTATTGAGGTTCTAGACATTCCTGTTATGGATCATGATGGTAGCTTCATGACACCTATCATCCCACTGTACCTCTGCTCCACGCCTGATGCTCCTCTTAAGGGCTTTAGCTCCCTTAAGAAAATCTATGACCAGATCAGAGAGAAGAACCTTATCCGCACCCACATTGCCAAGGCTATCCGTAGAGATACCCGTCAGGTTGGATATAAAGAGGGGGCCTTCGATGAAGAGAGCTTAGCTAAACTAGAGGGTGGTCTAGACAACTGCTTCGTCCCATTCAAGGGCGACATAGACCCCCGCTTAGCTTTCGCTGTTATTCCCAACCTAGCCCTATCTTCTAACTATTCTGTACACCTTGGTCTTGTTGAACAGGATCTTGCGCGCGCATCAGTCCTCGCCCCCTTCACAAGAGGAGAAGCTACCAGAGCAACAGCTACTGAGGTAACAGCCTTAGTACAATATACTGCTGCTGAGATTGGTAAGATGGCTCGTGCTCGTGACAGTGCAATAGAGAGATTGGCGCGCACCTACATTCGTATGATAGAAGCATTCCTAGATGAAGAAGATGAGAAGACTGTTATCCTTCTAGATGGTAAGGTACACACAGTTAAAGCTAGTGAGCTTGATGGCAAGATGAGAATCTTCGCTCTAGACGGTGGCTCCATGCCTCTAGCCAAGGCTACACAGAAGGCTGAACTAGTCTCTCTAATCCCCATCCTACAGGCTAGTGGCGTCCCTCAGGACGCTATCCTAAAGGGTATAGTGGAACTGTTTGATCTTGACGGTAATCTCTTCAAGGCCGCACCACCTCCCCCACCAATGCCACCACCAGTGCCTAATGCTCCACCAGTGCCGGGTCTACCAGTAGACCCCCTAGCTAAGATGGGGGTGTAACATGCCTCTCTATACCTACACATGCCCACACGGGGATACCACAGATGTTCTTACCTCTTACGAGAAAAGACCAGAGGTAGTTTTTTGTGAGAAATGTGGTCAAGCCGCTAGACAAACTATAGCTCTTCCTGCTAAAACAGAATATAGGTGGGGCGATTATGCCAACACCTATAACCCACGGAACGGTGGAAAGAAATGAAGACAAAACAAGATACATGTCCTGATTGCTCCAGCCCAAAAGACTATCGGTCGGTACGATGTCGGGCTTGTTCTCGGAGACATTCCAAGCCCTGGAATTCCGAGCAACGGCAGAGACATAGTGAATGGTGGCACAAGAAAGCCGCAGAAGGCAATCCTCCTGGCTCTAAGCTAGGCACTAAACAATCTCAAGATACTATCCAAAAGAGATTGCTGACTAGAGGAATGAACTATCTTCCCATAGAGGAGAGAGGTTCGCGTTGGAAATATTTCCTTTGGGCAAAAGCCGTAAAAGAAAGAGATCTTGTCTGCGTCTATTGTGGCGGAGAAGATCGTCTTCACGCTCATCATATTCTATCTAAAAATAAACATCCGTTGCTATCCTTGAAGGTCGACAATGGTATAACATTATGTCATGGTTGTCATTGGGACGAGCATCGTCTTAATGGCTATCTATAAGGAAGGTGTATTATTCCAATCTACGAACATGTATGCAACAAGGGAACAGTCACAGAGGACATCTATTCTGAAGCACCAGCTTCTATTGACTGTCCCTGCTGTGCTGCACCAGCAACATTAATGGTATCTAACATCGCACGTACTAGGGGCTCCTGGGGAGCCACAGGTCTTGGTGGCACAGAGGTCAATCCCTACTATGACAGAGGCTTGGGCGCGTCCTATACCTCATGGGCAGAGAGAGATCGGATCATGAAAGCAAAGGGTCTGAGAGACCACTGTGATGCAGAAGAGGAACGTGCTCTCTCTAAACAGAGAACACATATAGCTAAAGAAGAAGCCTACTGTGCAACGTATGAGAAGCATGTACAAGCTGGGGCAGAACCAATCCAGGCAATGCAGCTAGCACAAGACGTTAAAGCCGCCACCAACTAAAGGATAACCAACATGAAACTATTACCAGACCAACTAGGTCAGATAGCCGTAGATGATAAGCAAGCTCGTGATGAGCAGATGATGACTATAGCCCCCAAGGCTATAGGCACCTTCAGTCCAACAGCATTGAACAAACTAGTAGCTGCTTGGAACAAGCTCTCTAAACTGTTTGGTATCAGCGAAGCTTATGAGACCTTCAGTGAACCACAGAAGGTCTTCCCCGTAGAATTTACCAAGCTTATTGCTATGGCTAGCTCTGCTATTGAAGACGCTGTTGCTGCTGAGGTACTAAGCTCCGATCTTCTATTAGACCTTGCTAACACCAAGAAGGATCAGGATGTAGTTCTCCTTGCTGCCAAGATTGAACAGGCTGCTAAGAACGCTGCCTTCAAGAGCTTCCTAATGGAAGCGCCACCTGAACCCAGTGAACCAGAGGAACCTTCTGAGATCGCAGAAGAGGAAGCTCCCATGGACGAGGACGCTTTCCTAAACATGATCAGCACACGTATGAAATGAAAACCTGTACCAAATGCAAAGAGGAGAAACCTCTTGATATGTTTGGAAAAGACAATAGGCACAAAGACGGTTTACAGTCCTCTTGTAAGGAATGTGAAACGAAAAGAACACAATCCTACTATGAAGATCATCCTGAGAAGAGACAGCTATCATTGAGAGATTATGCGCAGAGGAATCCTGATAAGGTCAGAGAATCTCAGAGAAGGTGGAAGAAGGAGAATCCTGATAAGGTTTATGCTAAGAACCAACGATATCTTACTAAGCTCAATCTAGCTAACTGTGAGATATCTCAGCGTACACTAAATGCCTGGGCTGCTCAGGTGAAAGCTCTTAATCCCCGTTGTGATTGGTGTCTCTGTGTTGATGATCTTGAGGCCCATCATATCAAACCTAAAGCTTTGTACCCAGAACTGGCATTGGATCTTACCAATGGACAGACCTTGTGCACGAAGCATCATGACGAAATACATTCAACTAAATTCTAACCTATTGAGAGCACTGTTATGGAAACAAACAATACGCCCACAAGCACTACCTCCTCAACCCCAGCACCTACAGCAGATGCAAACACTACCACAACCTCTAATACAGAGACTGGCGGGGCACCTAACAAACCTGTAGCACCACTATCTACCTTCGATGAATTCATGAATGTAGATTTCTCAGACCAGCCCCAGCTTCAGGAGATCATGTCCTCTGAACACACGGGCCTCCCACACTACAAAGATCTTCTAAACAAGCACACTACCGTAGAAGGTAAGAAGCTTCTTGCTAACATGCGTGCGGATTACACACGCAAGACACAAGAGATTTCTTCTATGAGAAAGCAGATGGCAGACCGTGAGGCTGCCATCCTAGCCAGAGAACAGTCTCTCTATCAGGGTGATTTCGCCCGCAAGGTAAATGAGACTGCCACCAAAGATGCCTCTGCTCTTGACCCCTACGTACAAGAAGACCTTGCTCAGATCATAGAGATCCAGACAGCTAAGCGTCTACAGGATATGCTTAAGCCCTATCAGGAGGAGATTGCCTCTAAGCAGCACATGCTTGAAGCACAGCAGTTTGTTGAGCGCCACCCTGAAATGAAGACTGAAGCTTTCAAAGAGAAGCTCATTCCTCTCCTATCCAGCCGCGGTGATCTTGATCTAGAGACTGCCTACCTTATAGTAAAAGGACAGCTTGCAGATGTGCAAGCTACAGCCCAACAGGAGCAGACAAAGCTTAAGCAGACTGCTAAGGAAGCTGCAAGACAGACTATCGCCAAGACTACTGGTACACAGAACGCTGGCCCCGCAACACCCCCAAGAAGAATGTCTCCTACAGAGGCTCTCAAATTCTTCGCTTCTCAAAAGAAAGGATAAACCCACATGCCCCTAACACTAGACGACACCATTACCCTATCAGCTAAAGCTACAGTCCTCAGCAGGGTCATTGCTGAATCTCTTAACGTAGATGGTGATGGTGGGAAGCGCGTAAGCAAAGAAGAACTAGGTCAGATCGTAAAGGCTACCCTAGAGCTTCTTGCTCAGCTTGTCATAGACATCATAGATTAGCTTCACGTATAAGCAGCAGAAAGGGGGCCTAGAGCCCCCTTTCCTTTTATCCATACCTGCCTACCAGAGAATAGCTAGGACGCCTTATAGGACATCTCTCGAACATTCTACAGTGCCTTTAGATGATCAGGGCAACATATCCCGCCTGATACACAACAGATAGAGCCTCCTCAGGAATACCTCTTACTGTTAACCGACTGGGGATGAATCAAATCAAACCAATCTATAACAGTATTAAAGGAGCCTCACATGGCAGTATCTTCGGACGTTCTCGCGTCTACCCTACAGTATATCCTCGAAGAGGAAACCGAAGCCGTCAAACGTCGGCACGCATTCCTCGATTACGCTGAGAAAAGCAAGGGCATTGAAACCCTAGACGGCGGCGCTCGTATCGACGTAGCCGTTGGCGTAAAAGACCATTCCCTCATCACCTACCACAGCGATGGCTACGAAGCCACCGACGAGACCATCCAGGATGTGCTCGTGTCTGCTCAGTTCCCCTGGGCCTTCTGGACCGCACCTGTTGCTCTCTCCGCCAAGCGCGCTCTTGAGAACAGTGGCGATGCCGCAATCGTAAGCCTCTACAGCGCCCACGTTAAGAGCGTTATGGATCGTATGGGTCGTGACCTTAACGGTCAGATCCTCAACGGTTCGCTCGTTGGTACTGGCCTTGAGACCCTTTACGGTGCAGCCGCTGGTGTTACCACCGGGTTCATCGAAGGTGTTGCTAAGGCTTCTCAGGACAACACCGTTGGTGGTGTCTCGAAAGCTACCTACAACGTCCCCGGCTGGACCAACGCATTCGCCTCCGCAGGCGGTGCATTCGCAACCAACGGTAAGACTGGTATGGATTCGATCCAGACCCAGATCATGGCCGTACATCAGGGTCCAAAGCCTGTTGATGTAGTCATCGCTTCTGAGGCGGCCTTCCGTCTCTACAAGCAGACCCTCTTCGCAAACGAGCGTTATGTCTCTGATGCAGAGCTTGATGGTGGTCGTATGAACCTCCTCTTTGCAGGCGCCCCTGTCGTACCTGACCTCGCCATGAGCGTAGCTGGTCGTGCTGGTGATGCAATCTTCTCCATGTATTTCCTCAATTTCAATGGTGTTAAGCTCTATTTCCACACTGATGGAAAATTCAATCTCGTCAGCCGCGGTCGTGCCCTTGGGTATGCCACTGACACCTGGCAGGTACAGCTTATGGCTCAGCTTGTAGGTTGTCACATGGGCTCCCTCGGTGTTCTTACCAACGGCGACGCATAATCGTTTAACCTCATTCCAACAAATATTCAGGAGATATAATGCGCTCACGTATAATTCAGAAACTAGACACTGGTGTTGACGCTAGTGTATCGGACCGCAGTAGCTCGGAGACCTTCCTTGCTAACGGCACAATCGCCATCGGCGATTGGGTTCAGCTTGATAGCTCTGCTACTGGCACCGACCGTGCCTTCAAGGTAATCGAAGCTGGTGCAGGTACTGCTACAGGTAACCCTCTCGTTATCGGTGTCGCTCTCACCGCAGCCTCTGCCGGACAGACCGTCCGCGTATGTGTTGCCGGTTACTGCGCGACTGCTAACGTAGACGCTGCTGTAGGTGCTGCTGGTGTTGCTCTCATCGTAGACAACACTGGTGCTGGCATTGCCAATGCAATCGCCGCTGCCGATACCGCCCCCGCTTGTGGTGTAAGCCTTGCCGCTTCCGCTGCTGGCGTAGCCCCAGTCATCGTGTTTGCCAACTGGTAATCAGTTCAACTAACCGAAGCTAGAAAGGAGGGCCTGTGCATTGAAAGATGCCAGGCCCTCTGGCTTTGTATAACTATTAACAAGACCAATAGATAACCCTTACCAGCTAAGAGGACTACGATGAACCTGCGACAGATACGTGAGCGGCTAAGCAACATTACCGACTACAAGCCCACCAACCTTGCACACCTTACGGACATGGACCAGCTTATCAATAGTGCTTACCAGTACGTTTGGTTAGCAAAGCCTTGGAGCTTTGCTCAGAAGCTAACCTTCTTGGATGTATACCCAGACCTAGACAGCACACTGACTGCTGGTATCACAGCCTCTGTAACTGATTTCAGACGACAGGTAGTCTTCTCTGCTGCTATCAAAGCTATCCTCAATTTCAAATATGAGGGACAGGTCTTTGAGATTCAGGGTAGAGAATACGAGATTCTCCATGTAATCAATGATACTACTATCAGATTGAAGGAGCCCTTCCGGGGCACCACCAATGCTGCTGATACCACCTGGAAGCTGAAGACTAAATACTATGAGCTACCACAGGACCTAGTAACTATCTGCTCCGTATCCCACAGAGATGCTCCTATGGTTGGTGGACAGAGACAGATGCTTACAGGTATCTCTAACAAGAGAGAAGAAGAGCTAGGTCTTGAACAGGATCGCACTGCTTCCTATGCAGATTTCTATCTAAACATACCACCTGAAATTATACCATCTGGTGAGAAGCTTAAGGTAGTCTCTGGTTCTGCTGCTAACGGAGATCTTGTAGCTGGAAGATACTATGAATTCTGTTGGTGCTTTCAGAAGGGTGATGTATTCGGCCCTCTCTCTGAGCCTCTGGTGACTACCGTAGTGGATGCTGAAGGCGCGAACCCCAACTACATAGCTCTCTCTCCTGTCACACACAATGATACTGTAGTAGTCACACCAGCCTATAACGACATCTTCGATAAATATCCTAATGTCTGGGAAGGCCACGCTAAGATACTATGGGTCAATGCTAATTTCAACAACGTAACTGGTGAGCGTCTTGGTATTCCTAAATGGGTACATGTCAATGCTTACAATGGTTCTCCCTCTCAGTATGACCACAGACCTTATCTGATTCTCGATACTGCTAGCACATGGACCGTTAGCTTTGAAGCTCAGATGTCCCCTGGGAATACCCAGTACATTGAGGTCGATGGACATCATCACTGTATCCGTCCTTACCCCCGCATCAATAGTTATGATATCAAGCTTCCTTATGCTACCTATGCTGATGGTGCGGGCGGCAACATCTTCGCGCCCGAGATCTATTTCAGACAACTAGAGCTAAGATACCTATACAAGCCTATAGAGCTTACACAGGTAACAGATACCCCTACTATGCCCTATGAGGTACATGAGCTTATAGTTCTTAAAGCTCTTGAAGACTACTACAACAAGAAGGGTAACGCACAGCTAGCTCAGGTCTACCGCATAAGGTACGAGAAGGATCTTCTAGCTGCTACATCTAAATACGTGGAGCGCCCCGACATAAACCACCAGCGCGCCTTACAGTGGGGAGCAGGCCGTGAAATGGTCACAGCTAGCACGAACATCAAACGCTCTAGCTTCTAAAGGAGAATCAAATGCTACCCTATAAAGAGACTAAGCTAAAGCCGGTCCTCGGTACAGACCAGACAGTCTTCCCAGCGGATAACACCGCTAATGAGATTCGTATGTTCAGGGTTGATGATGATGGTGGCTTCATAAACAATGTAGGTTGGGAGCCTCTTATCCCCACAGATACTACAGAGACTATACCCATTGCAGATTTCCAAGCACTGTACCAGCCAGTACGATTCCTCAGCATCTGGTCCCGTCACCAGAATGCTGAGCAGTATTATCTATACGAGCGCAATGGTGAACTAAGATATGACTACGGTAACAAAGGTCTTGCGACCTCTCGTACTGTAAGCTTAGGTACTGGACGTAACCTCCCCAAGCCAGATGACCCTGGGACACAGCTAGCACCCTATGGGCGCTTTGCTCTAATCCTAAATGGTAATGATGCTCCCATGAAATTCTGGGGTAGAGAGCTTACTGAACCTTTCTCTTGGTCCTTCCCTCCCTCAAGACCATTCGTTCTAGAGCCACAGCCCAGTGCCTGTGATACTACTGTAACCAACTATCTTGATGCAGACAAATCTGCTGTACCTCTCTCGGCCAATAGTTACTACGGTGTGGGTGCTTCCTCTAATGGAAGCATGAACACTGTATCTTACCGGGTAGCATTCATAAGCAAGACTGGTAGCATGTCTCCTCTTAGTGAGGAGACTATAGTTCAGTGGAGAATCACCTCTACCAATGAGCAGTTTAAATTCATCCTGCCAATCAAGGACATTCCTATTGGTCCTAAGGGTACTGTCGCGCGCATCATCTTCCGGACCAAGAATAAGACTGATGGGCTTACCGCTCAGCTAGATAAATACTATGAGGTCAAGCGCATCAATGACAACATTACTACAGCGTGGCTTGATTTTATTCCTGACAGTGAACTAGGTGCTACCGCTATAGACATTCAGGATAGCACAGCTATCGACCAAGGCTTCAAATATGCTACTGCTTGGGACAACTGCATGTGGCTTGCGGGTGGTACTACACATCCTACTAGGTTGATTTATTCCAAGGAGGGATTACCTGAGCAGTTCCCTGCATTCAACTACATTGATGTTGGTGTACGCTCGGGCGGGCATATCACACAGCTAGTCCCATACTACAACAGCTTACTAGTATTCAGAGAATCAGCTATTGATGTTATCACTAAGACTAGCTCAGGCTATCAGTCCTCTACACTAGATCCACTAATAGGTACTACTGCCTCTAACACCATCAGGTTCGTGCCTGAGGTTGGCGTATGCTTTCTTACCAAGGACGGTGTATACACAATCTCTGGTGGTCTATACGGTGGCTCTGAGCACAAAGCGAAGAGCATCTCTTCTCAGCTTACTGAGGAATGGGAGCGTCTAACCCCTGGTGCATTGGCCCGCGCTACTGCTACCTATTCAGACAAAGAGAAGGAATACTGGGTTCACTATCCTGCTGATGGCAAGACAGAGAACACAAGAGGAGCCGCCTTCCACCTACAGACAAGAGGATGGACCCTCCGTAACAGTGAGGACTATGAACGTGGTCAGATGAAATTCACACACCTAGCCACTGATCCTGCTGGCTGGATCATCATGGGGACCAACCCAACGTACAATGCTACCCCTGCTAATGCAGATTCATGGCCCGGCCTTGGACTACAGGTATGGTCTGCTGCGAACTACTGGGGCAAGAAGCACACATATAGTGCTACAGTAGATAATAGCTACACCTTCAATATAACTGAATTCACCAAGGGAGACAGTGTATTCCGTAGCGTGTGGGAAGATCAGGGTAGTGTGGACATTAAGAAGAGCATATCCTACGTCCTTCTTGAAGGACTATCACAGGGTAACAATGCAGTACCTCTTACATGGTCAGTAGATGGAAGCTGGGCTACCACAGCCAGTAGCTCTATTGCGACCCAGCAGCCTGAATATTTCAACACTACCTCCTCTCAGTCTATCATGGCGCCTGCTCCTACTGGAACAAGCAGACCTGTTGCTATATGGAATACCTCTTCGTGGGAGAACAGCAAGCGCATTATCCTCCGCTATGACATCGGTGCAACACAGGTTAGTACGTTTAGGTTCGAGCTTCGCACCCCAAACTACCTTAGTATAATCTTGTATCGACTAGCTTTCGAGACAACCGGTATCAAGACCAATAGCCAGAGGTCATAATCCATGCGCAGCTACACAAGAAAATCAAATGTCCAAGGGAATCTTCTCTTAGCTACTAACCAGAACCAAGAGATGAAGGGTATTGCAGAGCCGCTCAACGGCTCCCTTGATATGCACAACCTACCCTTGAATACTGTGAACGAAAGCAAGATGGTAGTACCTACTGCTTATTCCTACAACGTAACTACAGGTGCTATAGGCCCCACCAAATCCTATTACAAGATTGCTCCTAGAACATCTACAGTAACCTATGCCTCAGCTAGTGGTGAGATCTTCCAAGGCTGGAACATCATAGAATCCGATTGGCTTCTAGAATTCACCGCTGTAGAAGGAATGGTCAAGGGTAGTGCAGTCGTCTGCGGATACAAGCCTGCTACTATCTCTGCTGGTGTGGAGGTAGGAACTGAATCTGCTTGGGAGATAGCTGTGTTTGCCAATGATGTCATGGTAGCTCAGTCTGGTTTCATACCAGTCGGGCTCTACACAATAGACCTTCCATATGCCTTCCCATGTGGTAACGAATTCATTACCATTGATGTGAGATGGAAACAGTTCAACACACAAATGAACGCCACCTGGACCTACCCTGATTTCAGCATCAGACATAGACACCAGTGGGCATGTAACATCAAGAGGTAACCCATGTCACTACCAGATATCTCATACAAGAAGCCAGGTACAGTTGCTAGCGCAACCACCCTCAACACTGAATATGCTGCAATAGCCACAGAGACTGGGGTTATTGACGGAGAGAACATTCGTACTGAGGGTCTTACCCGTGCTCATTTCACATCCCTAAATGCTTCTACTGGGTACTGGGTTGCCCAAGAGAACACAGGTAATGCTACTGCCTATACCAATTCAGCCTATGCTGTAGTTGGTCATGGTATCCCTATGCGCCTCTTGGTGAACAACCAGATCAACGCAGGGGATGTGGTGCGCATCCATGCAAACGTCTATATCTCAGACTGTGTAATAGATGGTGCTGATACCACCCCTCTTGAATTCAGATTCCAGTTCTGGTGGGATATCGGCGCTGGCTATGTTGCTATAGACACTATGGAATTTCCCTATGGTGGTGCAGTCAAAGCTTATGCCGCTCCTTCCCCCAACCTAATAAAGAATAGACGTATGGGTTTCTCATATGTCTATGTCCATACTGGAGCACCCATAACCATAGCTAACATAGAGACTAGGGTTCGGGTCCTAAACCCAGGTGGTATCGGGACTATCACCCTTCGTGAAACAAACAGCTTTGCTCTTATCGTGCGGGGTTAATCATGCCAGTTGTCATACCAAATACCTTTACCTCCTCTACCAACGTAGAGGCCGCACCTATCCAAGCTAACAACGAAGCTGTCCGTAAATACATTAACGGCAAGGGCATAGTCCAAGCAGACCTTCTAGCAGCAGGCGTAGACACTGAGGACATCATTCGTGGTGAAGCATTCAATGTGCTGCCCGATCATCAGTTCACAACCTGTGATGTCTATTCAAGCTTCACTAACACTGAGACCCTCAACAGATCCTACGTAACTGGTGAATGGAAGACTGTCCCTGACTATACTACTACTACCCAGTACGTAACAGTAGAGGGTTCTGGTAAGCAGATCTTCTTAGAAGAGGATGGGCTTATTCTTATCCACGGGTACTACGCTATAGTATTCCCTGTAGATATCAACCCTAGTCTAAACCTACATGCTGGTAGCACTGATCAGGACGTGTACATTAAGATTGATGGGTCGCGCCCATCAACCTCCCGTGCTCTAGCATTCACAGAAGATACTGTAGTGCCAGCAAATTCAGGCTCTGCTGTAGCCACCATGGCAGTCAGACGTTCTTACCCAATCTCTTACCTTGTAAGCAAGACTGCTGGTATGCATACCATCTCCTTGGTAATCAACGTAAATACATCATATGGATATGTCTCTGCAAAGAACCTTTCTATAGAAGCCATTTACATCTAATAACTAAAACCATCTCTTCTGAATCTTCAGAACAATATGAGGTAATCTTCATGGACCCTGCTACCCTCTCAGCTATATTTGGTGTCGCCCGACAGGGCATAGGTGGTATCGCTTCTAATGCTCCTTATCTGTTTGAGAATCCACACGAACAAGAGAATGCAAAAGAAGCTGCCAAGCTTAAGCACCTCATTGATAGTGGAGCCTTAGGTCTTACTGCTGATGAACAACAGCGTATCCTATCTCGTCAGCAGGGTGCTGCCGAGAACCAGCTACAGCGTACTGCTGCTCAGTCTGCTCAGATACAAGCCGCTGCCGTAGGTAGTGGCGAGGCTTTGAAGAAGGCTGTGCTTCTTGGACAGTCTGGAGCAGGTATCCGTCAGGACATTAGCCAAGGTGTAGAGGATCTCAACCAGAGAGAAGCTCAGCGTCAGCGTGAAGAATATGCTGCACGTTCTGCTGCTGATCAGGAAGCTAAGGACCGTCGCCTACGTGCATGGCTTGGTATCCTAACTGGTACTGTTGATGCTGCTGCTACCACAGCAGATCAGAACAAACTACTAACTGGTAGTGCAGCCAAGCCTCAGGCAGTTGCAGCTACAGACATTGCTGCTCAGTACATGAAGGACTATGGGCTTAGCCAAGAAGATGCCGAGGCCCTCGCCGCAGCATCTAGTGAAGATGCTGACCTAGCCGCTAGTGCTAGCAAACTATTAGGTAACACAGGAGCAGAATAGTGAAATACTGTACTGGGTGTGATAACACGAAAGCCTCAGAGATGTTCTATAAAGATAAGAGCAAGAAAGATGGATTGTCTTCATCTTGTATGGACTGTGCTAAGACGCGGGCGCAGGATTGGTATCAGTCAAACCCTGAACAGGCTAAAGAGACACGGGCATTATATCGTACAGCTAATCCAGAAAAGATTAAAGAAATAAATAGAGCTTGTGCCAAGAATTGGCGAGAGGCTAATCCACAGAAGGTCAGAGAATCTCAGAGAAGGTGGAAGAAGGAGAATCCTGATAAGGTTAATGCTAAGAACCAACGATATCTTACTAAGCTCAATCTAGCTAACTGTGAGATATCTCAGCGTACATTGAATGCTTGGTCCTCACAAGCCAGGGCGGCCCACCCATACTGTGAGCTATGTCTAACTACTGACAACCTTGAAGCTCATCACATATTACCCAAGAGCAGATATCCTCAACATGCTTTGAACCTAACTAATGCTCAGATCTTATGTGCCGATTGCCACACCGATATTCATACTGAGATTCCCAATCTAAAGAAAGAGGAGGTTTCCCTTGCCTAAGATGATCTACCCAGGTGTCTATGTTCTAGATACCCCACAGACTGAGGCTTTTCAGTCTTCCCGTGCTAGCAAATATCTTACCTCTTATACCGAATCTCGCTATGAGAACTGGCAGCTTGCCCTAAAGCAAGCTGAGCTAGCATACAAGATGGACTATGACGCTTACACCTCTCGTGACAAAGCTCTCCGTGATTTAGAAGAGGCTGCTCGTAAAGACCTTACCTCTGCTGAGCGGACCCTGCTTTCTCTACAGAAAGAAGACAGGGCAACTGAAGACAAAGAAAGAGCTATTAAGGCTAGCCGTACCACAGAGCATGATAAATGGAAAGCTTCTGAGGTAGGTAAGGATCGTCGTACTAATGTTATGGCTGGAGCACCAAAGAGCATGGGACCGGGAGGAGAGAAGGTAGCTGCTCAGACAGTAGATGCTCTCTTTAAGAATGCTCAATCAGAAACAGATATAGAAGAAGCCTCGAAGGAGCTTCTCGGTCTGATCTTAGATGATACATCTGACGCACAGGGTTTCCGTTCAGCCACAGCGCAACGTACTGGGGTAGCTGAGGACCGTATCGGCGCATATATAGCCAAGGAGGCGGCTACCCTTGCTGCCAAGAAGAGAGAGAAGCTTGGGCTTCCCCCTAGTGCTGGCAAAGGTTATGAGAAGGATCTCGCCGCCTTGGGCGCTTCTTATGCACCTGGGGTTGCAAGCTCAGGTCGTAGTGGTGGTAGCCGTGGAAGCTATGATCCCACCAGTCCTGAATTCGTAGACCGTAGTGAAGCTATCAAGGCTGCTGAAGCTGACATCGCTGCTAAGAAAGCCTCGTATGCCGAGGCTCTCCTTGCACGTACCGGTCTCTCTATGCCCAAGCCCAACCTAGTAGAATCTGCTAGAGACATCTACGCTTCCCAGTTTGAAACCCTACCCGGTTATCTCAAACACAAAGAAGACCTACGTTCTGTAGAAGCTCAACGTAGAGCCCATGAGAATACTGCGGCTCTTGTTGAACTGTTTGTCGAAGACCGTAAGAAAAAGCTTGGTGAGAGCCCTTCGATGGAAGACCTCTTGGCTGCTAAGACAGAAGGTGCAAAGGATGCATTGTTCTTCTTGAAGCACAAGGAATTACGTGGTAAGGCACAGAACCTTAACACCCCCATCCTTGAAGCAGGGAAGGTTGTTGGGTTCAAGCCAGCAGGCTTTGACATTGAAGCCCCTATGCAGGATGAGAAGGAATCCCTGTGGGATTACATTGATGGTGCCAAGAAAGGACAGCCTATCCCAGAAGGGCTTAGAGGCCCCTTAGAGGGGCTTGTCTCTGCTCCTGGCTCTGCCCCTAGCCCTGGTGCTAGAACCGATTCTAGCCCTATTAGCGGTGATCCTGAAGAGGACTACGATCTTGGTGACACTGATGCCACTATCAAGCTACCCCCTTCTGTACGTATTGAACAGATGAAGGCGCTTAAGAGCGCCCTCGGTAACCTTGATGTAGTAGACCCGGCTACCAAGCCAATATCTGAATCTGAGCTAGATGCATTCCAGTTCGGTAAGGGCGGTGGTGTATTACCCCCGGCGCCAGCAACAGTTAAGATTGAGAAGAGACCAGATGCTGAGCTAGTAATGGAGGAGATCAAGAACAAAGGTCCCAAGGTCCAAGAGGGCCGTGCTATCTCTGCTCAGATCAAGGACAGTCATGAGCTAAGCAAGCAGCCTAAGAAGGTTGAGCGCCTTGCATCTACGACCTCATATGGTAAATATGTAAAGGATCTGTATGTTGCTAACAAGGCATCGACCACGCCTCAGAACGGAGCACAGTTAAGAGAGCAGGTTCTACAGAACCTTCCCGAAGGAGAAAGGGAAGCAGCTTCGCGCCTGCTCTTCGCCCTGATTTTGCTAGACAAATAACTAGCATCAGTCCCTATGATCACCAATGAGGTTTACTGATGGCTATACCTGTTACCCCTGACCGTCTCACTGAAGATATGAAGAAGCTGGCAAAGGCTTTTGGAAAAGAATGGCCAGCCGATCTAGACGAGCAGGAGGCCCTCCTCTCTGAGCACCCCAGTATGAGGGACCAATATGAGAGATACAAATTAGTAGATACCACGACGATCTCTGCTACCGAATCTTCAAATAAGGCTAAGACCTCTAGGGGTGAAGCTGCGTCCCAGACAAGAGATAGCAGAGCAGAAAGAGAGAAGCTTACTGGGCCACCTATCATCAAACCTCCTCCTCCTGATGAATATACCAAGGGGAAGACACAGCTTGCTGGACCTTATGGAGCCAAGAGGGAGGCTTCGGGTTATCCTATTGTAGAGACACCACAGTTCTATCCTGATGGTCCATCCTATTTTGAGATGATAGCTCCTCAGTCTAGCAATGCTTCTATTGATATAGCGGGTCCAGTGCAGGATCAGTTTATGGTCAGAAAAGATTCTACCCCTGGAGAATCTAAGAATTTTCCTTTACAGACATCAGTTGAGGATTTAATTGAGAAGGCTCGGGAGGAAGCTGATAACGCTATTCATGATGAGCAGATGAAATTCGGTTGGGGTTACGCAAAGCAGAAAACAGATGAGGAGAGGAAAGCTTACCGAGAGCGTAGATGGAGAAACCTAGAGACTGCTTTCAGAGATCCTAAATATATTCGTAGATCTTCTGAGAAGGGTAAGACACAGGCAGAGCTTGATGTAGATATCTTTGGCAAGAGCACCACGCTTGGTGCCACACCTGATATAGACATTGAGACTAGCAAGACCCTGGAATATTTCCGGTCTGCACTAGCTCGTCAGAAGAAGGCAGATCTAGAAGCTCATGGCACTAGCCCAGAGACAGCTAGTGCTGAAGCTATTGCTTGGGCCAACAGTCTTCTTGGTGCTCCTCAGTGGTGGCAGAATCCTAAACAGAAAGCGGCTAAGCTTCGTGAGAAGCCTGAGACCTATTCTGTTCTTGGCTTTGGTGTAGATGTATATCCTTCTGGTACAGTAGTTGAGACTACACCAGCACAGATGGCTCGTATCATTGGTACTGGTAGCTCCCTTATCTCTGGTATGGCTGGCTCTCTAGCCAGCGAGGTTACCCCCGGTCTAGCTGAAGCCCGTAAGGAATCTGAGATAGCTCCTATCAAAGATGTGACTGGTGCCGACAATGCATGGGACCGTGCAGTAGATTCAGGTCTTCTTAATATCAAGGCTGGTCGCGGTGTAGCTGAGGAAGCTTATGATGCTGCTACTAATGCTGATGCTCCTGACTGGCTTAAGAAAGCTGCTTATGGTACTGGCCTTGTAGTAGACATTGTAGCTGTACCTCTTGTACCTGGTAGTGGTATAGCAAAAGGTGGTGCTCGCGCCGCCAAAGAACTATCCTTCGCAGGTAAGGTCCTAGAAGAAGGTGCTCAGCTTACCAAGGGTGAGAAGGGCGCTTATGTCTTAGGTAGAATCCTAGAAGAGAACCCAGTATCCAATGCTATTGCTAAGAGACTAAACCTAGTACCCGGTGATATCAGACTAGTGGCAGCCGAGAGAGCATTCGCAGATACCAATGATCTTACAGCAGCTATAGACCTAGCAGAGAAAGCCAAGGCAGTTGAGAAATCAGGGAGATCCCCTGAGGTATTCCTTAAGGATCTTGCTGAGAACAATCCTTATGGTAAGAGAATGTTGAAGGAGCTTGGCGGACATGTCACTGCTGAAGAAGCAATATCGTGGTTAGCTAAGAAGGCAGAAGGCAATGAGATCTCCAAGAAGGCTGCTGTTATCATGTCTAAGCTTGATGAGGTGCCCACGAATCCCCGTGCCATCCATGAGGCTACAACACAGAAGATACTGAGGGCTGACGACATGCCTCGCTATGTTCAGGATACCTTGCGTATGAACCCTGACATGGCTGCACAGGTACGTGCCTTCATTGGAGAGGGTAGCTTAGGCGCATCCCCCGAAGCCATCCTATCTGAGATACTGTCCAAGCCCAACTGGCGCAAGGAGCTTCTGCGTACAATCACACTAGATAAGACCCTCGGTCATATCATAGAAGAGACTGCTAAGCTTCCTGCATGGAGAGCACTGGACGAAAACCCCTTCTATCTCCTAACTGGTAGAACTGCTGTAACCTCTGAAGAGAATGCAGCGAAGATTCTTAAGGCTGCTCGTGAGACAGATGTCTCCAAAGCTATTCAGGAAGGTGTAGCAGGAAAGACAGAAGGTGTACTGAAGGAAGCACAGGAAGCTGATGCTGAGCTAGCAGGAGCTTTCTACCAGAGCCGTATGCCCCTGACACCAAAAGGTGTTCAGGCTATCTATGACTACATTCAGACAAGAAAGGCCGATACCTCATTCCAGTCTCCGTTGCTTGATGAGATTCTTACTGACATGGGTGCTGGTGCTAAATTCGATAGCAAAGGATTCTCACAGACTATCTCCTCAGAGAATGCTCGTAAGCTTATTGAGATGCAGATTGATGATGTAGCCCGCCTATCTCCAGATGGTAAGATCCTTGCCATAACAGAGAAGGAAATCCGTAAGCTTCCTCAGTCAGTACAGACTGATCTTCTCAAGCCCGTGCCGCTCCGTAGAGGGGCTGTCACTAGAGGGGTAGCTAAGCTAGTCCGGGACGAAACCCTTGGTGATCTCTCTAGCCTAGGCATTCCTGCACAGAAAGCCCTGGCTGCCATGCAAGCAGAGATGGCTGGTATTGACAAGACCCTCTCAACACAGATCAAGGAGCTTACTACCAACGAAGATCTATGGAAGCTCTATGGGTTCACCTCTGCTCCTAGTGAGCGTACGGCTATGCTCGCCCTCATCTTTATCCCACGCCCCAAGATCCTTGGTGCTATGGCCTCTGACAGTGTAAAGGCTAGGGTAGACTACCTATTAGAAGATGCTATTGCTAGATCTTCTGAGCTTACTGATCTTGCTGAGGGTCTCTCTGTAGGTGGGAGAAGCACCCCGTCCAAGCTCTCAGACTATATCTCTACTATTGCAGTCTCTCGTTGGAATGAGGCTATGCTCTTTATTCGTTCTGAGCTTGACACAGCTAAGAACGCATTGCGCCATGACCTTGTAGCTGAGACTAGCAGACATGGTACTGCTGAGATGGCTGACGCTTTGGAGCGTCAGGCTGCTGCTATCCGTACATATCTAGGGAAGGTAGCTGAGATAACTGCGCC